ATTTCTATCCATTGACCATCTATCCTCCTAATTACCCAATTTGAACTCCGTAGTAACCTCTAACAAAGTCAACGATTTTACCTACAGTAGTTGTTGAAGCTGTTGGTGTATCAACAACTTTTAATTGTCTTTTCCCAGCTTCTAATTCGACAATTTTCCCAACTTGAGGAGTACCACTAAATGCTTCAGCAGTTAATCCAAAAATATTTCCTTCAATTAATCTGTCTGCATTTCCTACAGTTCCTTTAATGTTGTAAAATTCATCTAATGATTTTGATAATCTTTCATCTTTCATAACTTCAGGAGAAGCTACTAAAAATACTTGGTTTAAAGGTGTATCTTTAGCCACTGGTTCAACTTCATAAAGATTCATTTCACCGTTTTTTAAACCTTTTAATTTAACAACGCATCCGTTATCCATTTGTTCGTCAATTAAAATTGCCACACGTTTAGTTCCAACGAATTCGCTATCTACTAATTGTCTTTCTACAATAGCGTGTTTATATGCCATTCAATTTCCCTCCATTTTTGTAAATAAAAAAAGGGGCGATTTCTCGCTCCTTAATAAACTTCTATTTAGTTTTTTATTTTTTATAATATTTTCTTAAAATCCCACCACAATATTCATTGTAATCATTGTCATCTTCAAAAGTTTCTTCTGTA